AATACTTTTATACCCATACTCGTAGCGTTTAATTATTAATAAAATATTCTGTATGAGACAAATGTATTGAGTATAGTAACCGGTTTGCCAAAAGTGAAAAATCTTGGAAAGTCATTTCCTTTTAATAAGCTATTTATTAACGACTTACAAAACGGACTAATTTTATAGGAAATAAAAAAGGTAGTCGAAAACCGACTACCTTAAATTTATCTATTAAGAAGAGACTTATTGATATAAACTTAGATCAACAGCGTCTTTCTTTTCCCAACCGACAGCCAGTGTCTGCTGCACAAATGCCATAGCCTTAGTATAGAAATCCGTAAGCTCATCCAGTGTTTTAAACTCATGATAAACCGGCTCATTATCTGTACCAAATTTAAACCTTACCGGTAAAGTTGTCCCGCCAGTCTGAACGGCAAGATCATAGGCTGATTTATAATTGAACTGGTTTTCCTGTGATAACCATACAGGTATGCCATTATAGGTAAATCCGGACATGATCTCGTTATTTATCTCCTGATTATACCAGTTAATAACCATAACCTTTACCTCCTCACTGGTAGGCTTATAAGAGAACTCCTCTTCCATATAGGAAGCATTTCCCTCTTGCTCACTTGGCTGTACATCCCAACGTACACGCCACTTATTTTTCACCGGATTTACACACTCCAAGAGTGATACACCAGCACTTCCTTCTACTCGTTTCATTAGCTAAATACATATTTGGTTCGCCCTTTACCGAACGTCTCCGTCTTAATCGTTGTTTCAAACGGAAAACCATCCGGCATACTTGAAATTTGTTGGAGGATATTTTTCATTTCCTCCGAATTGGTGAAGAACTTCTTCATTTCACCATTTTGCTCAATTGAGACAATACAACGGTCTTCTCCCTGCTCTGTTTTAATACCCATTTCATAATCTTTCACTATGATAGGGAGATTTACCAATTCTCTTATGGAAACAACTGTGCCTGGAAAACGCTTCTTCCCGTCTTCCGGCTTGTAAGTGACGTTTAAATCTTTGAAACTTTTCATTTTTATGCCTGTTAATTTATAAAATAGATTCTTGCAATCGGCATGCTTTACCAAGCCATAAAAAGAGGCAATGAGTTCTTTACGACGTCTACGGCTTTTCACTTTATGAAGCCTACGAGCAAAGTTCTGTTTGTTCCTTTTGCGTACACGGGTATGATCAGGATAAATAACGAAGCCTAAGAAATCAATACCTTGCTTGGTTGGAAATACACGTTCAATATTTTTAATCACAAGATTTATCTTAGCCACCTGCAGACACACAATATTACGCATCTTCCAAAGAACTTTTTTGCTCCCATTCAAAACACGCCCGTCGTCACAATACCGGAAATAGTGCTTCACGCCTTCCCGGTCCTTCAGGACATGGTCGATAAAAATGGATAACAGAAGATTACCAAGCCCCTGCGAACTTCTTAATCCTATGCTTATTCCCTTTTGCATCACGTCCACGAATCCGGAAAGTAGCTGAATGAGCTTATTGTCCTTAAACACCTTATTAACACAGTATTTCATAAAATCATGATCAACATTCTCATAAAATTTACGAATATCAAAAGTGTAACAGAACTCTGTTCCTTGTGCATCATTCCCTATCGAATCACGTACATAACATAATAGATCGTGTGTACCACGTCCTTTTATAGATGCAGATGTAGTCCGGATAAAACGACCTCGCAAATGTTCATCTACAACTTTCATAATTGCATGCACAGCAACCCGTTCTTTCAAAGAAAAAATTTGGATGCGACGTAGTTTACCACCTTCAAAGACCTCCTTTTCAAAAAAATTACTAACTTTAAAACTGCCATTACGAATTCTTTCTGTCAATTCGTCAATGACTTCTTTTTTATGCGCAATAAGAGTTCTCCCTGAACGGCTGCGTTTACGTTTCCGCCCTCGCAACACTGTCCAGAAAGACTCTTCCATATTTTCAGGAGTTATTATCTCCTCAATGATATTGCCTTCTCTACGCATAATTTTTGCCTTCAACTTTCTGGGCCCAACTTCTTCGAGAATCCCAATAAAGGGAAACCTACCAAACTCTACCCAACGATGTATGTTTCAGTTTTCCAGTCTTGCGACTGCTGTTACTGAGGCTCATCCCCCTCGGCTCAATGATGAGTAACTCGTACTCCTTATCGTACGCCGATTAATTTCTTCAGGCACTAACGTCCAAATTCGTTTAAATTGTTTCCGAGCCGGGAACCGTTGTTCGCAGACGCATTCGATGAATCGTTACCGCAATTCGCATACGAGACACCGCCGTTCGGGTTCGCGTTGTTGTTCGACCGAAAGACCACACGAGTCTATGGGGGAATCCACCTATGGGGGTACAAAATTAACAATTTATTCATCTTGACAAAAGATTAAGTAAGTTATATTTTCGCCGGGCTTCGCCCGGATTTGTGCCGTTCGGAAAGAGCAGCACAAATCCGGACATGGCTAAACGTTTTCCGCTTTAGTCGCTTCGCTCCCGCTTTACGATTCCGATTTCAACGATTTGTACGCTTCAACGCTCTCCGCGACCTCGATTTGACCGCGGAAGGCGAGCCGGGAACCGTAGTACGCAGACGCATACGATGAATCGTAACCGCAATTCGCATACGAGACACCGCCGTACGGGTACGCGTTGTTGTTCGACCGAAAGACCACACGAGAAGCTGCTGCGCTCGGTTGGAATTCATCACAATAATAGGTTGTACTACTACCAGCCTGTGAAAAAGCAGCAATCACATCACAATATTTTTGATGCACCATACCAGTTGCATAACCACCAGTTACACCGGAACGAACCTTACGAATTGTACCGTCAGGCATTTCAATATTTAACTTATACTGTTCCTGGGCGTTGGTATTCGGCAAAGTAACTTTATCAAGCCACTCATATTTATTACCCCACCAGTTTTCATAGCCCAAACAGTTAGTTGATGGAGTACGAGTATGGATTATTCTACCATCTGCATCTTTAGAAATATACCAAGCATATTCCGTTTTATGTACACCGTCAGAATCATAACTCACTGTATCCTGCATACCGATAACAGCAGTATTCCCGATAACACGGGAAATTGTACTCTGACCATAGCCACACTGATCCTGTGCATCACGACGACCATACGCAGCATAAAACAGGTTAGCTACGTCTTTGTGCATCTCCCAATCGACAAGCTGCAAGCCACGCTGTTCAGCATAGTAATGAAAATCGGATTGGGACATACTGCCAACACTTATAGAAGTATTGAAAGCTGAATAAAGGGAATTACCGATAGAGATTGCTTCACCGACACCTGTCAGACAGGGCACATGTTCCACCCAATCAGGTTCCATATCCTCAATCTTATCGCTGTTAGATAAAACAACCAAGTCAAATTCCGCATTGTTGAAGATCGTGAAATAAAGGAAAGCAGCTCCTTCCGGAACATCAGCAATAAGATACATGCCTTCAGCAAACTTATTGTTGAGACTCGGAACGGTCAAATCCTTTAGCACATTACCGGCAGCATCAACAAAGATACTACCAATCAGACCGGTTCCCAATGTAGTCGGGAAACGAACACGCTTGTGTTTAGAAACATCTACGCCGCAAACACTGTAATTCGTATCTGAAGAATAGCTGTCCGTCAAGGTAGCACGACCGATCAGGATTTTAGTTTTCTCCTTATAAAGCCCGGATTCACGGATATTAGAAAGATAAACCTTATCACATACAGGTACATCGGGCATTTCAGCATTAGAGCTGTAACAGGTGTACTTTTTGTTGTTAAGGTAGTCATTGATACCTTTATACCAATAATGCGGCTCATAAACAAAAATATCCCCTTCAGTACTATCCAATTTGGCAGAAGTAGCACCGGATATCTTCTCTGAATCGGCATAATAATTGGAGTTCTCATCATGTAGATTGCAAATCACCATTTTACCTTTCTCAGTCTGCTTGCCTAAAACACGATGACGTTTAGCCAAGATCTTGGTAATATGCCCGTTGGCTACATAGCTGTTACCGTATTTATAGCCGGTCAGATTGTCGAGGTTGCTGATATTAGCATCATCGGCAACAGTGTCATCAAACTCAATCATCGTATATTTAGGCTGAATGATGGTTAGTTCTGGGAAATGAGCAACGGCAGACACATATTCATCATCGGTCATGGAACGTGTCAGACGATAGGTTCCCACCAGGCGGCAGGAAGATACATTACCGCCATTCTCATCAACGCCACCCATTTCCATCAGATTACGGAGCAGCGTTCCGTCTCCTTCCATGTCAATGCCGGTTATACGAAGGTATCTGACAGATGAACACGCTGCGAGTAATCTTTGCCAATCAATCAATGTACAACTATCCACAACCAAACGGTTTATGTTGGAAGTTCCTTCTAAGGTCAGATTATCGTTAGACAGCTTATTCAGATACCGTAATTCAAGCGTCTGAAGGGTAGCAGGAAGAACAGCAACCGACAAGGGAGAACCGGGTGCAAAGGAGATTCCGGTCAATGCAGATTTACCGGCACGGAAAGACTCAAGCTTAGAATTTGAAGATAAATCCATAGAGGTAAAGTTTTCACTTTGCAGCCCGGTAAGGTTCAACTCACGAAGATTCTTACATTTGTCAACCAAAAGTGCGTTCATCGTTTTCTGTGTAGCAGTACAAGCAATGTTCAGTACTCGTAATGCAACGCAGTTGCTTAAATTCAGAGTACCAACAATCGCATGACTGACATTAGTCAAGTCAAGACCTAACATCCGGGATGCACCGTAAAAGTATTGCGGGTCATTGACGATTAAATCAGTATCAAGTGTTAACTCAACAACACTGCCAGCATCTTCGGCAAGAACACCACTTTGTTTCGGTTCGCCGGACGTGTACCCATAGCCGAAGTAATAACGTTCGCTGGCGGTTATCTTAACTTTGCGCTTATCAGTAGAGAACTTATAACCAAAATAGATAGGGAATGAATCCTGTCGGTATGTACCTGCAAGATATTGGCTATCCAAAAGAGCAAAACGGTTTTGGATCGTGAATGTACGGTGAGCGTAACGGCTACCTTGAAGGGCGTACAGATAGTCATAGTATTTTGTACCCTCCGAAGTCGTGACACCCTCTGTTAAAGGCTTGATATACTTGTATTCTCCGTCCTTATTATAAATCCTCTCGCACCAGTTACCCATCAGTTGGTTATTGAAGATATCAAGTACATCCTCGGTGCTCATATTACTACGGATATTCCCGGCAACTTCCTGCAATTTCTCCGGCCAAGAGCGGACAAGTTTCCAAAGTATGGAGTCGTGACCAGCCATTGCATAGGAGCCAATAGAATCATCAAAGGTTTCCCATGTCATAGTATAGTCATACTTCAGCACGGAGTCATTACGTCCGCCTAAAATTGTATCCATGTCATAAGGAAGAATATACCAGTGAACACCGTCCCAAGTGCAGAACATCATGTTCTTTGCCCGGCTGTCAACAGCCATCAAATAGTCAGTGATTATATACCAACCGAACAAGCTGTTTACATTAAAGTAATCGGCACATTCTGCACGGAACCGGGCGGGGTCATTCTTTACCGAATTAATCCATGTCCAAAGACGGGTTACAGCGTCTTTATCCTCTTGGTCGGCATCTTCCCATGTCTTATCCGGCTTAAAACGGAATTCCAAACCGTCAGCAAAGTTTTCAGCAGTTATGTTGGAAGTACCGAACAGGCACAACGGATGAGAATTGTTCAAGAACTCAAGACAGATACATTTGTTACGGTCGCCATTCAAAGCGGCTAAATCATTGAATCCGGCAATACCTTCAAAACCGTAGACATTGTGAGAATCGCTCTTTTCGTTATTGAAATTGTACTTACCCAAATAGGTATTTACACCGGTATTATCATTATCGTAGAACAAGTCCATCGGAAAACCGTCAACACCGATACGAACGCTGCCGTCTATCTCCTGTGGTGGTGTCAGCCAGCCACATTTCTTCCATGTGTCATTGACCAGTCTCACACCACCAGTATTGTGCGTTGATGATGAGTCGGAGAAATCAGCCTTCAAACAGAAAATACCCACACGTTTAGCGCCAGGTTTGAATGAATACATCAAGTCCGGAACATCGACACCATTCACTTCCAAAGTCGTTCCGTATTTATCGAAACGTTCAAAGTAGATACGGTAGTTCTTTCGCGGATAGGTAGTAGACGATGTACCCTGTATCCGAAGTCCTGCATTACGAAGTACAAAATCATACTCCTTGCCATATGCAGAATAGAAATACACGTCAACAGGTACTTCAAACTTTTTGTTGTTCGTTGCATTAACAAGTTCGACATCACCAACAAAGCGCATGACAGATTTACCTTGTGCACGAAGCTTTTCTATATCCACATCCGAGCCGTCGTCATTCATAACATCGTTTTTCTGGAATAGAACAACCATTTCCTCTGATGTCGGACGGTCTACCATGTAGTTGGTCAGCTCTTCATCATCAGTCAGACCACGCCGATAGATACGCAAATTGCGCAACTCGATATCGGCTGCATCGGAAGATACAGTAATATTTACCGGAGCTTCCTGCTTCATACTTTCAGTCTGTGAGTACTGTTTCGCACCACAACGGATACCATTTACGTACAATTCTATCAAACGAGTACCGGACTTCTTGCCGATAACGAAAGCTATTTTCAGATTCAGATCGGAAGCAAAAAGTGTATTGACAGAACTTCCTCCGGAAGCGGTTATTTTCGCTTCCTGTGTTGTCATCTGGAAGCCTATTCCACCGGACATACACGAAAGAATGACACCGTTACGATCAGTTACATTCGAACACTTCAATTCAAATTCATACGTAGCACCGTTCGATACGGCATCATTGGCAAGAGGTTGTTTAAGAATCTCTATTGTAGCTCCATTAGTTAACTGCAAAGAGTCACCAGTCCAACCATTACTATTCCAATCAAACCCGGTGAACTTGGTTGTTACCTCGCCATCAGTCCAAACTGCCGGATTTTCTTCGGTGTTACTACGACCGGCAGCCGAAAGTTTTAAATCAAGGTCTGCTTGTACTTCCTCGATATCAATAGAGGATTTTGCAACATCAACTAAGAAATCATATTCAGTGTTGCCGCAAGAGAACCGCATTGCATACTCTCCCTGCTCGGTGAACCTGTTTGTATATACCTGAACGGTACGCGGCACACTTACTGTCTGTGTCTTGGTGCCATTGTTGTACACGGACATTTCAGCAGGGGTTTTGTTCGGATCGTAAACAACAAAATCGAATTGCAGTTTCTCATATTGACCGACTTCAAGGCGTGGTGTCAAATGATCATCCGTAAAGATGCGGCCGTCCGGGAAGCGGTGCATCATGCCAATACTGGGAGCAGAAGAAGCCTCTTTGAATATATCCAAGTAGATACTTTCAGAGCGAACGGTAAGATCGGCAGAAGCTTCCATTTCAGCAACCATCTGCACGGTATGCCGACCGGGTAAAAGGTCAGACATGGAAATACTGAAGCTGCTGTTCGTTTGCCCGGATTTAGTAATAGTCTTAGAGTCTTTCTGAACACCATCCACATACAACATGACAACTTTGTTGCCTGTTCCCGAAATGGTGAACGGAATGGATGCAGTTGCACCGGCTGCATAGCCGCCAACAGGAGAAGCAATGTTATAAGTAGAACTCAAAGATAACGTGATAACTTTGACGGACGTGTATGCCTGTTTAGTCTGCTTCTTGCCTTCCGGATCGGTAGTTGTTGCCTTTACATAGATATCCGTTGTTCCCAAAAGCAAATACTTACTCAAATCAAGGGTATATGTACCCTTAGACACATCGTTAATAGTCTCTGTGTACACAGTTTGAGCACCTCGAAGCATCTGTATGGTAAGCGTAGCTTTCTGCCCAGTAGATTCGCCCTTGTCATCTCCGGAACTATATTGGTGATCGTAGAAATAGGTAAGATGAGAAGAACCACCCTCTTTGATAATGCTGTTATCTACCGAAGCATTGAGGACAACCTTTGTTGCAGTACCGGTTTCTCCGCTGCCACCGCCTGTACCGCCTTGAAATTCCGTACTGGCTATTTCTGCGCCGGACTTGTTTTTCAAACTTAGCTTAACAGTATTATTATCCTCGTCAACCTCGGATTCGAGTGTGAAAACGGTATTGGCTTCAATCTCATTAAATTTAGCAGTTACAGGAGCGTTCTGAATGGCATTTGTTGAGTTGGCATCCAAACTTTCATCTGTTTGAGGAATTTCGACATTGAAAGATACACCGCCACTTTCATCCGGAGTATGCTTTTCACCGTTGAAAGTAATTTCTTTCACAGCTCCTGCACCACCGTATTCATTCCAAGCAGCCGGCTGATCGAAAGCTGTTATGTCGTTTGATTCAAAACGATAATCTTTCCATTTCCCGGCAGACTCCTCGAAAGTAATAATCATGCCGGGCTTCTCTTCATCCTTGACTTTAGCTCCGGAAACGGCTGTTACCGCTGTTTCTTTTGTATAGAAGCCAGTATTTAAAGGATGAAGTTTAGTTACGTTATAAAAGCCACTACCTGAACCGGAGCCACCGGAGATTTCTTCCCACTCACTCCACTTCTCACCTGTCATCTTACGTTGTTTCAACACACCACCGGTATAATACGTAGATAGGAAGATTTGGGTAATGGCATCATCCTCACCGTACCGGGATACAACTAAAATATCACTTGAATAAGTGTCTGCATCAGCCACAATATAATAGCCGGAGTTAACAACAGAATCAATATCAGTATAAAGGACTGTATTGAAAAAATGAAGCATATCTATATTTGACAGATTCTTGTAGAAATCCTCTTCAGTACCCTTATACCCTTTGCCTTTTGCATCTTCATAGGTATTAACCTCATTCCATGAGTCCGGTACATAATCACTGCCGACATATACATAAGTATGATATTTACCTACTTTATCTAAGAATGAACATTTGATACCAATGTTCCTTAGCTCAATAGGAACGAGGTATATAGCCTTATCTAATGTGAATCTGTTTGTATTATCACTCGGATCGACATGATATAAAGATACATTATAGTCAGTAACGCTCGTTATTCTCCAACTACCCCACTCTCCGTTTTTTCGCTGTCTCTGATATACGAACCCACACTCATAGCGTATTTGTTCATAAATGTTCTCATCAAGTATCGTAGTAGCCAAAAGACCTTTTATATCCTTGAATTCATTTCGTTCATCTTCATTATACCGATAAGTAAACAAGCCGGCAGTACCAAATACCTCGTCTAAATCTCTTAGATCGTTCAAGAAATCCAAGTCAACAACAATACTACCACAAACATTTATGGCAGCAAATAGTTTTTTCAATTCTCCCCAAACAGAGCCATCATCACTTTTAGACGTCTCTTTTGTTCCAAGGGCTTCCTGTAATTTTGCTTCGGTTGACATCCATTTCCCCCAAGTTGTGTTACCACTGGAGACAACACCACTCCGGGACAAAGTAATAACCGGTCCTACAGTTACTTCAGTAGCCGTACTGTCATTCATTGCATCAAGTTGGATGCACGATGTAAACGACTGATAAACATTATTGAGTCCCAATCGCTCCACTTGAATGTTGAGAGGAATACTGGTAGAACCAGGCACAAACACACAACGGTAATTTCCAATAGAGGAATTACCCTCATATAAAGAATTGAGTTTTGATTTTAAGTTAGCAAGGGAATCAATCGTACCTAAACTTTTAAAAGGATCAGTAAGAGAGTCTGATTTAGCTGAAATACCACATATTCGTTTCAACAACTCGGTATCTCCTTCAGTAATATTCTTCTCTGCTTCCGTAATACGATTCTTAAAATCCTCCAAGTCTTTATTAATATAAGCGGATATAGCATCAGTCAGATCCTGAACTAATATTTTCCGCCCACCACTAATTTCGACATACATATCGTCAGACAAAGCTTTCACAGCGGTAAGTTGCTCTATAGTGAAACTATTTGTCTTTAACGCTTGCAGCACAAGGCTGACTATTTGCAGTTTCTCCGTTTCTGTCATAATTATTCTTTTAATGAATTACCTAATCATTATCGTAAACCCATGTTAGCTCAATGGTCATACCAACATTGTCTATATCACATTCATATACATTATCAAGATAAAGCTGAAATTCTTGCCAAGTATTTATATCTTTTGAAGATATCCCTTTCAGTATGCAAATTCCATCCCTACTGATTACATAACCTTCAATGAGATTACTATATGAGCCATTAGTGTATAAAATGGCACGTAAATTTATCGAGCCGTTATCCAAATTATCTTTCAAGCTATCAAGCCCTGTCACAACCAGTTTACCATACCCCTTTCTGTTAATATACTTGTTGTCAATATCAGTAGTTTTTATTGTGATTAAATCCCAATATGATTGTTCATCACCGCCCGAATGATGAATACTGTTCACTGTGATCATCGTATCACTGTTGATAGAAGTACCAGCATTTGGAGTGGCATTAGACATATTGATATAAGTTCCAATTTCTGCAATGGGCTTTTCCGTACCAAACTTGATACTACGGATATCTCCATCATCCGTCTTTCTATAAGTGTCACCTTGTACGCGCCTCATTGCAACCTGATTATTCCATTCCAAAACAGGATCAAGCGATTTTATCTGCTGTAACTGTTGATTGAAGACAAAGCTTTTCAGTCCCTCGATTTCTTGATTCAATTCTGGAACGCCACCATCTTTTCTTGCATAACGCACGCCATCAAAATAGACATAGTTACAGCAAAGAATTCGATTGAGAAAATCAGCAAACCACACAGGGCAACCGATGGAATTCCCTAACGTAAATATTTTCTGTGTAGCTTCACGGGAATACAGCTCTACAATATCACCATCAGCAGTCGTAAACTGTTCGTTGTCTACTGTGAATGACCAGTTATTATCCTTGAATCCACCTGGAGCACGGAAATCGAAGAAATATTGCATACTATCAATCCAAAAAACGCAATCAGTACGTTGCCGATTATCTTTCATCGAATACTGTATTACAGTAGTTTCACTAAGTTCAGCACTATCATTTGTGATTTTGAATATTTCACTCCACGAATTACCTACCAATACATCATAATAACCACTATTCAACCCTGTGATAATGTGAAAGTAGATCACCTGATTATCATTCATATTCCACGTATGCCATTCAATAGAATCCTGACGATCATTAATCAAATCTCGTATAATCAAGGCAGGTGCTGCATCTGATTTGTCACCTATCAACTCAATAAATATGATATCAGAGCTTGCAAATTTTTGAATGTATTTACTCTTCGCACCGAACCGATCCGTAGTAGGGTTAAAGAAGAGAGGGGTAAAAGGACTTATTTTTAACATAACATTTTAAACTTTAGAGATAGATTTCACTATAAGTTCATATTTCAAACCGTCAAACCGTTCTATTTGTCCGTCTGCTTCGCTCAAAAATCCCTTATATAAATACTCATCTTTAACAAGAGTAATTATACCATCCACAGGAGAAGGTATAACCTCATCATAGGTATTAAATCCTACTTTTCCACAAGTTGCCAACCTTTCAGTTATAACAAAATCATCTTTTAGTGCAATATTGTTAATTACGACATCACTATTACCATCGGAAGAAGTAAATTTAAGTCTATCGGCACTAATACCAATATACTTACTGTTTGCAAGCAGCATATCACGCTGATTGTACATCACGTTAAACATACTATTGGGGTTCAATACACCGCTAATACTCCACCCACTTCTAATAAGTTTATAGCACATCACCCCAGACACTAATATAGAATCAGTAGCACCAACAAAAAATACGTCATTATCACTTTCATTGTCGGTGGTATTCTTACCTCTCTTTTGGGCTAAGAACTCAATACCATAGGCATCTGCACGATAAGGACTAATAAGCTCCAGTTTATTATCAGTAATATCTACACCAGTCATGTATTCTGTTGTAAACCGGAATTCATCACGTCCGTTAATTGAATCATAATCCTGCTTGTCATAGCCGACACGAATAGACGAATAAATCAGCTTCTCATCAACAGAATAAGTAAAATCTGTATGATCGACTTCAAATTCTTTGATTACATTTGTACCAAACAGTGAATCTCTGTGAACGAACTGAACGATATTTCCATCAATTACAGGAACAAAACCGAACACAGCTTCCATCCAGTCAACAAACTTTGTATAAGAAGTATATAACTTCGCATCTGGTATGCCACGAATACTTTCAGCAGCTACTATAACACAATTATCAAGTCTGGAATCATAATTGCTTGCAATCTTACCGGTTATGCCCTCCTTGCCTCCATTGATACTTTCAAGCAAACAATTTAGTACTTTTGCAGGAGTTATTACATCTACAAATATAGGTTCTTGTTTACCAACAAACAACACCTTCAACACCTCATTATTTTCACTTTCAATCTCTTGATATAGTTTGATGTCTTGCGTTGTTGTCATTACAGCAAAGGATATTATCAAATCTGATTTTATAATAAATTCACGATTCAATGATATCTTATTTTTGCCATTTACTAATGGTTGATAGAATAAAACAGAAGTAGGTCCACCGTCAATTCGTATATTAGGAGTGCCTTCACCTGTAAACTCGGCATATATATCAAAGCTCATTTTTATATTAATATTTAAATCTGAACCAGATATATTTTTTAAAAAGTATTTCCCTTCAAAATCCTCAAATGCAATTATGCGTTTCCCAACATCGTATATATCAGTAATATCTTTTACAGTAATCTCTTGCTCAACTATAGAAATTGGTATCGTGTATATAGTTTGGGCTCCATGACCTGAAAATATATTTTCAACATAAGTCTTTCCATCCTTCTCAACTGTATCTCCAGTCATAATCCATTTTACCATATTTGAAATAGAAAGTCTATCATAATATAACTGATGTTCTGCTTTTATTTCATCTACAAGATACTCATATTGTGTCCCTTTATTAGCTTTAATAAGGGTAGCTGTACTATTATCAACTGTATTCATGGATATTGTATAACCCGAATTATCGAATGTACCAAAATCCAATTTACTACTGATAATAATATCATAAGTGTGCTGGTTAGTGATTTCGTATATAGCAATTTGAGCGTCTGCAAATAGATATTTTTCTACCCATTCATTGAGAAGTAGTTCATATGCTTCTCCCACAAACTCAAACTTAGATGTGAATGTTCTAATAACTCCTCCAAATCCGTCACGCTTAAGCGTACGTTTTATCTCATCCCAATTCCGGATACAAGATTTAGGAAGTTCATGCATGGTACCAGCTACTGTCAGAACATATTTGCAAAGCATTTTTATAGGGTTAAAACGTTCACGGGCAAATATAAAGAAAAAGCCAACCGGTTTCCCGATTGGCTAAATTCTTGAAAATGACGCTTTGCAAAAACAATACATAACTACCTGTCTTTCAACACCATCTCTATTCCAAGGAACAAAAACGACTTTTCGACATTCGCCAAGCTAATTTTTCCATTACCTTTTAAAAAGGCATTGAGAGAACTTCTATTTATATCCAAATGCCTGGCCAATTCAATCTGCTTTATTCCCCTTTTTTTGAGGGCCTCAATTATAATTTCACGTATCATAAATAGTATTTTGAGACAAATATATGATTCTTGAACGACAATTCGCCCCAGTTGTGGGGCAAATGTCTAACCTCTTTCAGATTTTTGTTTCCAAAGGCACATTCTCAAAGGGTTCGCATCGAAAACTAAGCCATGCGCATTTATTTTTATTCTCCTAACAAATAAACAATATTTTCATCAATGGATATTTCACCTATTGCATCGTTTGAGTGATCAGCACTTAACAGTCGAACTTCTTTTGATTTATCTTCAATTTGAATCAGCTTATTTATTAGCTCTTGTACTATCATTATTAAATTCCTCCCTTATTTATTATGCTAATCAAGTTGTTTATAACTAAATATTGGCATTTTTTTAGGCCGTGGACATTCTTTTAGGTAGTTTCTATCTTTTGCAATAACATCCCGCAAAGTGCTTTTCTTTAACGCTTTCTTTTGTTTTCGAGGAAGTCTTATTAATTTTTTGTACCCGTAAATACCACCTACAATATGCCACATAGTGAAATCAATTCTTAATCCTTCGTACATCATTGTTTATAGTTTTATTTGAACATTTTATGCAAAGATAAATAATAAGCGGTAAATCCAATGTAGAAAAGAACTAACTCCTACTTAGTAAGACTCGGTTTACCTCATTTTCTATTCTATAATACGGTCAATCCTTTCTTGCTCTTTTTTAACAAAATCATATAATTCCTTTTCAAAAGCTAGTTTGTGACCTTGGACTTGCCTTGATATTTCTGATTCAAAAATGTTCATTACATCCTTGGCTATATCTACTATATTTGTTCTTTGTTTATGAATACCCTCTATTATCAATTTATAATTAGGATCTATCTTTTTACACTCTTCTTCCATCTGAGTTACTATATTTGCAATATTTACCTCCCGTTCCTCTGCCGTGAGTTTATCTTCAGATTCTAAAAACATATGTAGTAAGTTGATACATTTTACCCATAATCCATAAGTTTCTCTGGTTTTATTTAGGTAGACTAATAATGGATTCGCAACAGGATAGTTTTTTAGTTTTATTAGTTGAATCCTTAACCGGATATTATTCAATTGATCTTGATCTGCCATGCGGTCAATTTTACGTCTATCCTCTGTCGTAAATGTTTTATCTATCCACTTTGAAGAAAAGTCAAGAATATCAATAGGCTTCATGGAGTGACTAATATCTAAAATATTATTTACCATTTCATCAAGCCTTTTTTGTTCTTGTTCTCTACGAATTAATAAAACTTGAAGTTTGCGATTCTCTCTATTTTGTTTATTAGATACGCTTATAGACCTAAAAGCAATTATCATAGCAATTGCAGTTGCTATTGATCCTATAGCAGTCCAATCAATTGTATATAAATCAACATTCATCATATTATAGTGTTCATTTGAATTTATTTCCATAGTAGTTTCTATTTCATATTTCTACCGTATAAGTCAAGAAACTGTATAAGGAGCTTATTACAAACACAAAGGTAACAATTTAAGAGAATAATGTAGAATTATCGTTTTTATTTATTTCATTTCTAATTTGTCTCAAATTATTTTTTTATCTTTGTGGCACATATAAATATATTTTCTATGAAAAAGATTATCGATTTTTTTAAAAGATTAAATCCATACTATGACCCATATGAATTTTGTGGTCCAGAAGAACGAGTAAGGGAACTTCGCCAAAGAGACTCTGAGATGAGAACTCACTTTCTTTCATTATTAGCTATATTGATTTCCCTTATAGCATTATTTATATCTATAAAATAACTGCACATTTTCCTCTTAATCTTAATTTTCCTCATAATTTTATTGATTTGAATTGAATTATAGTAGCCCGAAGGCTACTGGATATTTTTATACATCTTACATTTACGGAGTTCCATTGGCACAAACGTAAGAAGATATGCCCGAACACTTTCTTTTTGACTTAGCATTAAATTGTAATTGTACTTTTTACGCTTCTGCCAATCCGTAAGTGTGCCATTTCTCATTGCTAGTACCTTGCTTAATCCAAGATTCCGAAGCTTAAAGGTATCAAGAATAGCTGTAGATATGTGGATATTTACATCAACCATATTAGTACATGACTGAATAGCTTTGATTGACTGCCATGCTCTTTTATCGACTTTATTTGTTATTGTTCCCATTATATTCCTTTCTGGTTTGTTATTAGATATTTCCAAAATGGAAAACTCTGATTTATTTTAAAAATTAGGATTCTCTAAAGTTTCAGTGAGTTCCTCTTCAGTAATGCTCTCACAGATGTTTGAATCATCAATGTAAACATTATATCCAGTCTCATTGCGAGACACTTCCAATACATGAACTTCACCGGTTGGTGATTCTACTCTATAAATTGTTTTCATATTTTCTGAAATTAAAGGGTTAGAACATACTGTCATCACACACAATAGCGTCACCGGCTATATAATCATCGGGAAAAATAGCACTATTCATTAATGCAATCCGGGTAGCCTCTACATTCAGCTCAAAGTGGAATTTACCCTCCTCATTCATTATCATTATTTTATTAGGGCAAATATCAATGACTTGAACATAGCCATTTAATAAACTCTGCGCTTCTTTTAGGGTAAAGCAGTTCCCATTCACCGGAGAAATCTCAACTGTTTCTCCGGTAACTTTCAACAAAGTGGCTTTCATATGCTTACCCTTCTGTGGTTAGTGTCAGGCAGATACTTTCAAGCATATCTCTCTTTTGCTTCTCAAGTTCAATACGGCTTGTTAGCTGCTGTAATTGTTGAGAAAGCATTTTTATATTCCCCATATTGCTCACTTGATTAGTATGAGTGTTAAGGCTGTTATGTGTATCACCTATGAGCTGATTAGCTTGTGCTATGAGGGTAGCAAGCTCTTGCCTGCTATCCTCTTTTCTCTTTGAGTAGTATTCTAATGGAGTCATATCAATACACGGTTACAAGGTTCTCAATTTTGAAGCTTCTAAACTCCTGCTTATCAACATCGAAGTAAGAGAAAGTTTTATAAGAAGGCTTTGTCATACGTTTACCCTTGTTTGTTGCACCTGCAGGAACATTTTTAAGAGTGCCGATAGCGTAGCGAATACTGCCATTCACTTTCTCATAGGCGAATTTAACTTCACCGCTTCTCATTCTTTTAGCAAGCCTGTAAAGCTCCCACGCTTTTAGCAGACAATATTTCCAACTCTTTTTTGTTGTTGAAAGGAGATGATGAGCATACTTCATCACTCTGGCTCTAAAATTAGACTTTGTTTCCATAATTCACTTTTTTTGGTTTGACTTTTATGTTATTTGGTATTGCAAATATAGTCATTTGTTAGGTAATAGCCTAACAAAATGGATGTTTTTTTTCTTCAACAGCCTTTTTCAAACCATTTTTAACGAATTAATAATCAAGTTCTTGATATAACATCTTCCGACCAAATGAAATGCGGCTTCGGACTGTTCCAGTCGGGACATTCAACAGTTCACTTATTTCGTCATAGGAATATCCCTGGGCACAATATATTAAGCTATCCATACAACATGATTTTTGAGCACACCGGCGAATGGCAGACAAAACATCATTAAACATTGCCAAATTAGAAGCATAATCAGAAGAAGCATTTTCAACTGCTGAATCATATCCAATAAAATGTATGAGAGAGTTTCTATTGTACTGCGTAATATAAGTATTCTGCATGACAGCAAGGCACCACGGTTTCAAAGGTTTTGATACATCGAACTTATCACGATTTATAAGCATTTTGTACACCGTGTCACCGGCTAAATCTTCTGCATCCTGCATAGATCGGCAGAATCTTTTCGCTACACGTAATATCCAGGGATATATTTCTGATACTTCCTTTTCAAAGTCCATTGTCAGCCCTCCTTATTAGGTGTATCTTAGGTTCACCATTAATGCACCTTTCCACATATTCCCGATGCATTATGCTTTGTTCGTGCATTTCTTTAGCAGAACGCTCAATAGAACTAATGATAGTGCCTATGTCAGGGGGTAACGAGGCAATCATTTCTTTTACTGCGGATACTTCAAATGTTATCCGATCACACTTCGTTTCCAAGGTACGAAGTTCTGACAATAAAACATTGCATAAACGCTTATTTATGCAGTTTGCGTTGTTCTTTCTATTCATAAAAAAGGTCGTTTGTGATTCCTAAAAAGGAGTTACTAACGACCTTCGAAAAAATTCGATTGTAATTGAGATTTAATTAATTCTATATCAACATGAAATATAACATTTACGTCCTTTTTTTCTTCATGCTTATCTCTACATCTGCCTGATGGACGATGTTTGCATAAACAGCAGCATTTATATTACGGACATCAATATTCATTTTAAAAAAAGTCATAAGAAAAGCTATTTCAGCATCAAAAGAAGAACGTATTTGCTCTGGAGTAGCCTTTTCTTTCTTCTCGTCAGAGCGCATATCATCGCTTCTCTTTTGTTCAAATAAAGCAGATCGCAACAATTCTTCAACTTTAGACTTAACTTGTTCATCAGACATGGATTTCGTATCATATGATAACAATGCTAAAGTTTCCCGAACATCTTCATAAGCATCAATAGCAATCAGAGAAATACAAATCTTAAAAAGCAAAACACGTGATCTCTCTTTTATCATATCCTCACGATCAACTAATACAGATTTCAATCCAGACGGATTAGTTATTTTCTTGTATTCTATTATCAAATCGGATGCACGTTTCTTTAAGTCCATCTCATTAATTTCCTCATGTGGTAAAAGCAACACAGAGCAATCACCACATGAAAGTTCTATAAAATCGTATAGAGACAATTGATTCAGTCTTTCAATCATAACCGGGAAAGCATATAATATTTATAATCACGGGCACAAGCATCTTTGTGTTGTTGCTTACCAATACTATGTAATTCATGACGCAAGCCCTTTATCTCGTATCTCAAATCACTATAATCGTTAAAGATTATAGGTTGTCCAGTACTATCTACTCCTACAAAGGTGGGAGAAAGAGAGGGAGAATCCCATTCCGGAACACCCCAATCAGGTAAATCAATAGAACTTACGTCCGGAAATACTTGTGCACCTTTAGGAAGATCTACAAGTGTAGGAGTATCGGGTGTCACCCATGCTTTACCAGCATACATGACAACCTCATGTTTACCAGCATCACCCACCAATGCTTTACCGCCCGGATGAGTACCGTCTTTCGTTCCTTCAGCATAAGAAGGAATCGGAGTTGCAAGAATAGTTGCAACTTGGATGGCCCCCAATGCACCAATCAAAATTGATAATGGAATATTGGGTAATGCTTCAGTAATAGCAAGTGCAGTCGCTATTCCAGCCTGGGCAATACTCGTTGCTTTCTCCCATACAGCTTGTTTATGGGCAATCTCTTGCTTTTTCTTTTCAAGTTCCTCATTCTTAGCTTCAGTAGCAGCTTTTGCAGAACGTTTGCGGGCTTCGGCTTCCTCTTCCGATATGGCACCTTGTTCAGCCTGCTTCTCATAACGTTCTACATCTTTCTCATACTTCTCATCATTTGCATCCTGTTCTTCCTCTATTCGGTCAATCTGGCCGTCATAAACAGCACTGACAAGGTTGCCGATTGCACCAATAGCTTGAGATGCAGTCTGCAACCATTTTTTGAGATTCTTTTGACGTTCTTTCTGCGCCCTTTCATCTGCTTTGGTAACGCTATTGATAGCGGCAATCTCTGCTTCGGCTTCCTCTTCGGCAAGATCAGCCTTTAGTTTTTGCAACTGTTCGGCAATCTTAGCCCTATCATCTGCACTAAGGTTATCTGCTTGAAGCTCCAATTCTAAGGCATCAATAGCGGCTTCGGTAGTCTTTCGAGCATAATCAAGCCGTAACCGGTATTCCTCTGCTGCATATTCCTGCTGTGTAATTTGTTTAGAAGCTAATTTCTTTTTCAGCGCAAGCATATCCATGATGTGCTCTTCATCACGAATCTTTTGCTCATGAGCTGCATTTTCAGCGATCAATGAAATTTGATCGGAAGCATACTTCTCATACAATTCCTTTTTCTTCTTTGCATACTTTTCAGCAATGAGGAACACATCTTCACCAGTTTTCTCTGCTGCATCAATTTCACTCTCGCGTTGAAGTTCCAACTGTTGAAGTTTTAAATCCAATTCCTCTTTAGAACCTTTTCTAACAACAGTAAGGGCATTTTCAATATCCTTCTTTTCACGATCTGAATTATACTTGATGGAATATTCATCAAGAGCACGCTGCATCTCTTTAGCAAGATTCTTCCGAGTTGCAATCTCTTCCCTACTATATCCTTTAACAGCAGCTATTTTCTTAGAATACTCAATACCAATACGGACAAGTTCTTTCTCTAATCCCTCATCCATAAGGGAAAGTTCTGATTCTTGATAAGCCTGCTGGATTTTCAATTTCTCCTGTGCAGCTTTCTCTAATTCTCGTTTTTCCTTATCAGTAAGAGGTTTCTTGAAAGTACTTTCTGCATTTTCATCCTGATAGTCATTAGTGATTCCTTTTATCTGATCCATCTTTTCTTTAAGACCAGCGATGTAAGCAGTTTGTTGTTCTACAAGGGAGAAAGATTCATTAATATCATTAATCATCGTATTCGTAGCCTTTTGGATGCCAAGCCCTTGTTTCCAAAAACTCCGATTGTTATATTCATCCCATTGCTTCTCGTTCCGTTTCGTATATAATTGTAACCTTGCTTCTTCTTGTGCTAACGCTCTCTCAAGTACCTTTAACTGTTCCGCCCTTGCTTTCTCGAAAGCTTCTGCACCATCGACACCCTCTTTCCGATAATGGAGGGCAACAGTATCTATACTTTCTAACTTCGATTTAACCCACTCTTTATCCTGTTTAGCAGCTTGCTGACCACTTCTTTCAGCATTAGCAAGCCTTTCATCTGCAAGTTCTTCAGATGTAGCAATAATCTCACGCATTGAACGCACAAATCCTGTCAATTCACTGACAAGCCCAGCAATAGTACCTGTATCACGTCCTAACGTAATCATAAATGCTTCCCATGCCGAACTCAAATTATAGATTTCTCCTTTGACATTATCCCCCATTGTATGAGCCATGCCCGCTAACTCCTCATCAACACCGGTAATTTGGTCACGCAATGGGACTATTTTATCTGCAGCAGTAAGGAAAGCGTTGAAAGCGGCTACACTACGCTTATCAGTCATTTCAAGGGTACTATTCAAATCTACTCCCTGTTCTTTCAACTTTTGCAGGCCAGCGACTAATTCAGGCAACGTTTTTACCGGACCTCCCAATGATTTAGCAAGTACGCCATTCGTATCAGCAAGATTCAGCAAAATATTACGTGTAGCAGTAGCAGACATAGAAGCATCAAATCCGGCATCTGCAAGCTTCCCAACTAATGCCAAAGTGTCCTCTATGGTAAAATTGAAAGCCTTTGCAACAGGGCCAACGATAGGCAATGCAGTAGCGAGATATGAGAATGATAATGCACTACGTGAAGTTGCAACAGCCATCGCAGATACATAACGTTCAGTTTCCCTGGTATCTGCATTAAACATTCTAAGAGCTGCACCGGATAAGGCAGCAGCATCACTCAACTCTGCACCAGTAGCTTGTGCAAAACGCAACACATATTCAGTTGCATCTAAGATTTCTTTTCGGGTAAATCCTAATTTTGCTAACTCGATTTGAAGTTCAGCAGCTTGAGAAGCCGTGTACTTAGTCGTAGCACCCAACCTTTTAGAATCAAGAGTTAACTCTTTTATCTGGTCAGACGTAGTACCCAATATAGCAGCAAGCCGGCTATTAGCATACTCAAATTCAACAACGGAGCCTACACCCTCACGAAGTTGTGTAAAAAGCGCAACCACTCCATTAACAACAGCCTGTGCACCAACATATCCGGCAACCCACCCTTTGAGTCCTGCACCAACTTTACTTATTCCAGGAGCTAACTCACTTTGAAGCATCCTACCGGTATTACGCGCAATAATACCCATATTCTGCATTGAATTATTTCCGTTTTGTATCTCAATCCACGCAGCTTTTACTTCTTCCCGGTATGCACCTACTGTCATCTTCTGTTGTGTATATCGGTCGGAGTTACGTTTCACATAATCGGTATTAATACCTATTGTGGAGTTAAGGCGTGCAAGAGTCCGGATATAGTTCTCATCAGTATCTTTCAATACATCTACAGCCTTTTGAAGCTGTTTATTCATTTCTTTTGCTTGCGCCTTACTATGTACTTCCTGATTAGTGAGAGTGATAGCTGTCCGGATGAGCTTTAACCGTTCTTCCTCGGTCAATACAGTTTTCTTGCGAGTACTATTGCCTGCGTTTTGAGCTTTGGTTAAATTAGCCTCTGCTTTAGCACTTTTTTCTAAAGAAGCAGCATTATCAGCGCTTGCCTTAGTAAGCTTCTTGATTTCAGCCGTGGAAAGCTTTTCTGCATTCAGTTTTTCCTCTATACGTTTTGTCACAGTCTGGGATATTTCCGACTGTTTTCTAAGAGCTTCGGTCAATTCATTAGAAGCGGAACTCGCATTTTTTGATTGAGTAGTATATATAGAGCCTAACTTTTCAAGATCGGCAATTCCATCCACATTTATCTTTAACCCTTTTGCAAGATCTTTGGCTGCATTGGCATACGTTGCCCTTACACGCTCAATAGTGTTGCCCAGTTCAACTAATGTTTGAATCTCACCATCCTTAACAAGTCCTTCTATTACTAATTCTGCCATAATAACGATTTATAGGTAATGTCTATATTCGATAATCTTTCCTTTAATCTCATTTTCAGCCTTATCAAAAGCATAGGTACCATCCTCTTTTTGATAGACGACATACATACAGCCGTCCAAGATGGCCGCTTTCTTTGCAAGTTCACTGATACGATCCAGTTCACTTTGTATTTTCTTTATTTCACATCCACAAGCCATAGCCTACCGATACCCACATTCAGAAAAGAAACGCTCTAACCATGGACGGAGATACATGATATTGAAATACTCCTTTGCAGTATCTCCAACGCCAAGAACCTGTTCACCATACTTTCTTTCAATAGATGGCCCCTCTTTAAAACCTTTTGTTTCAAAACGTAATCCGGAATCCATCTTCTGCGCAAAAATGCTATCATAAAAAGTACCAGTAATAAAAAGGTTAGGTACCTCGACCGGACGCGGTGGCAAATAGAGCATCTCACCTCTAAGAGGTGGAGTTATCTTCTCTTTCCAAGACTTATACCGTTCTGCTTGATTTTGCCAGGGACCGGGTTCATTGAAATAAGTGTCGTTATCATAAGTAGGATTCAATAAATGTTCGGTACCATCCAAACCACTATATAGCTGTTCCTGTATGCAGTCAATAAGCACATTCTTATTTTCCTCCATACATTTGACACACTCTTCTTTAAACCCGGAAGCAATGGAATGAATCACGTCATAAACCTTATCGAAATCTGCCATATAATGAATAATAAAACGGGCCGGGCTGCATTTACACCCCAGCCCGTTGGTTATTTAGTCATGGTATCATACACATCAGAAAGTTTCTTTCTACGCTTATCTTCTTTCAAGTTCAGCCATACTACATTGATATGAGCCTCAATAAATTCTTCCTTCGTCATATCCTTAACAACGGAATCAACGAACGTTACGCCATCTGTTTTCATGCTACTTGCTCAATACCTTTAATTCCCTTTTCAAACAACACAGAAGGAGCTTTCAAAGATGGAACAGCCCCAGCCTTTGGAACAATGGTTATTACACCATCAGCATAAGAAGCAGAAGTTGTATTATTCATAACCTCGGCAGCACTATCAGCGATGAGGCTTCCGAATTCTTCTGTACGATCGTAGCCACCAATCTTCTCGATAATCTTATAGGCATTTTCCGTTTCAGTCTTTTCAAAAACGACATCAACCAAGCCCATCAAGAAATTCTTAGGATTGAAATCTAACTGCACATAATCAAAATTCAACAGGCTTTCTTCTGCATCCTCATGAGCAAAACTTACAGTCATAGTTGATTTTGCACCACTTGTCGGGAAACGGGTTACAGTCGGATAAACTGAAGACATTGAAATGCCAGCCAACACATCTGTACCATCATTAAAGCCAATCAATGTGTTATCTTGATTCCAAAAATACACGTCCCACCCCTTGTTAGCACACTTCAAAAGTTGAGCATTCAAAACTTCGTCGAAACTCTTCAAAGTAAAGGTATCTGTAAGAGCATTAAGCCCATTGTACTCACTTGCACCATAACCAGTCGCATTTACCTGTGGATCACCTCCATTCGAAGCATATTCCAAGAATGGGAAAATAGGATAAATACGATCCGGGCGGTCAGCATGGCATAATTCAAGTAACTTCTCACTTGTAAGATCGGCAGGAAGTTTCACGCCATGTTCTGCCATTATAGCACCTTTGACTTTCTTCCAGTCGATTTTACATGCGGAACTACCTGTATTCATCCGGCCACCTTTACATGTTCTAATCTTTCTCATTTTCTTCTACAATTAAGATTATTAATTTTTATTTCCATCGAGCGTATGTTTATGGCATCTATGGGCTCGCTCACAGCCTTACCGGAATCTGTATAGGCTCCGTATCTACCATACGAATAATTCTCTGAATAACTATGTTTCACTTTCTCGTCACAGTCGCAGTCGAACCGGGAATCTTCATATAATACTTCCAACAAACGTTTATAGATTGGCCGGAGAATATTATTGAAAGATGTGGTTCTACGCTCCTCATTACTCCACTCTTTGCAGGATGAACAAGCTATAATCAACGAAACTTTTGTCTTAGAAAAATAATCCGGATCACCTCTGTCTTCAGTTATTGGAGTAAATAGCGCAACCAGTGGAAATTTCTTTTCTGACTGGGTAGTAGACTGACTGTATTCATCTAAAATGTCCTTGATATATTGACTGTTACCAAAGATGTAATTCAACTTCGGAGACTTCACAACCTTAGTGCCCCCCTTCCCATTGGGATAGAGAATTTCAAGACCTTCAGGAAGTTTTTTAACCACTTCTTCAAACAGCTCTGTTATATCTAAGTACATCATAAATTGAAAGTATTAATGGGAGTTAATAGATTCTTTTGAATCTTCAAACCAGTAAAAGGACAATCATCAGACATAGCCCATTCTACAAAGAGCCGATTCTTCTTCACCATGCTGTTCCAGACACTAACCTGTCTCTTGATCGGAGATATATACTCGTTAGCACATTTCAATCTTACAAGGCCGGTGATAGTAGCCTGTGTATTCATGTCGCGTAAAATGTGAAAGAACACATAATCGGCGAACGGTTCACTTAGCTTTTCACATAAAAGTGCATATCCGGATTGAGATTCATCTTCTTCCGAGATATCAACCTCATCTGAAGAATCCTCTTTTTCCAGTTCTATGATCTCCAAGTAATCAGTAATAGCTTGTGAAAGGCTAAAACCGACAGCAGAATGAAGAAATTCGGACTGAAATGCCTTGATATACCCGTTTATCACTTCATTTACAGCAAGAGAATTGGGTGAAGGCATTTCAGCAACCGAAGCGTTTTCTATGTGCCTGGGACCTGACGTAAAATATGAAACATCAATCAGCATAGCGATAGTTATTTAGAAGCCTTACCCTTTCCGGTCTTCTTTTCATCTTCCCCGGAAACGGCTTTATCATCAACAATTGCTACTTCCTTAGCATCTCCAACAGGCAATTCTTTCGAGTCGGCATCCGGAAGATTCTTGTAATCAGAAGGAACCAAGGCTTCAAGTTCTGCAATACGAGCTTTCATTGTATCACGTTCATCTGTCAGTTCAACAATAGCTTTATCTTTCTCCGTAATGGATTCAGTAAGTTCACCGATTTTCGCATCCTTCTCTGTGAGCATACATTCCAATGTCTTTCGAGCATCTTCTTCTGTAACAAGACCACACTCGGAAATAGGGGTGAATGAAACCACCCCTCTACCAATCCGAATGCGTTGCTCTTTAAGCACATTGGCTACATCCTTATCATTACCTCTAAGTATGTAATCCATAATATTACTTTTTAGTGATTGCTTCTTTCAGTTCAGCCAAATCTCCATAAGCAAATGCCCAAGGATTGTAAACAGGGAAAATCACCTCTTCACTGGCGATAAGAACTACCTCATTACACAACTTCGTTTCCACATCTTCAGCCCACTCTAACGCAAGATTAGTGTAGTCAACGATAGATGCCCCCATGTGCATATCACCAATAAAGTATTTACCGGGTAACATACCGGTACTCTCTACAATCGGACGGTTAGCAATATGCTTAACACCATTGACAACCTTGATAATGCCAAGGTTACGCCCAGTAGTATCCTTCTCTGATTCCATCGCATTAACATCTGATGGATTGAGAGTAATAGCATTGGGATAATACTGTGCATAGGTCATCACAGCAAATGCCGTCTTAATAACATCTTCCGAGTTAGGAGCTTCAATACTTTGGAAGAATGAGTTATTGACAGTAAATGTCATATTTGCAATGGCTGTTTCCTCACCGGCAAAAGCAACACCTTTCAACAAGATTTGACGGTCATTCATCTTGATAATAGGATTCGCTTTGTTCAAATCTGTCACAACAGCAGCATTGGCAAATGTAATAACCATACCATTGAGCATCAGATCGTACGGCTTTGTGAATTCAACAATTGTGTCTTTACCCCCATTATGGCTTTCGACAGACTTCACACTACCGGCTTCTCCCTTAATGATAGTATCTTTGATGATACTTTCAACTGGAAGTACTCCAGTGTGATTAGTAATACCTAACAGGTTCTCACCGTTCCCATCACCAAATAACATGTTCCAATCTTCAGCAAGCCATACAGCTTCCGGTAGCATATTCAGAATATAACTTCTGATGAAAACACGACTCTTCAACATACGCTTAGAAATTCTGATATGGGTACCAAGTCGTTTCGTACCTGTCTGAATTTCCTTCATTTTAATGCTTGATTCCGGTAAACGACCGTTTTCAGTAACGTACCGTGCATTCCTGTCGAAGTCATACACTTGTGTAAAGGCGAGCTGCGTATATGTAGGATCACCCTGCAAAGTCGTAATGACATTACGCATATGAATCTTCTGATTACTTACCTGGCTAACAACACGGTTCTGCTGTTGGGTAATCATGATTTCACCACTGTAATTGTCGGTCATGGATACAATATCTTTCAAGCTGAATCCCTCAAAGGAACCTGTTTTACGGCTGTGACCGGCTGCAAACTCCTTGAACTTCTCACTATCAAGCATTTCGCTCAATTTCTCGTCGAACTTATTGATAGTATCCATAGATAAGCCTTTTTGCTTCATTTTTTCAATGCTTTCTCCAAGACTCTTAACCTGGCCAACAAGTGTTTCATTGTCTTTAATCAGTTGAGCAAACTTCTCACCGTCATAAGACTTCAATAAGTTATTAATATCTCCAAACTGTTTAGTCACATCATCAGGCGTAACAACTCCTTCCAATGATTTGTTTACGACTTCACACATCATGCCGACGATGTTTTCCATGAATGTTTTTTGTTCTGCCGGCAGACCATCTGTTTTCAGATTAAAATCTGATACTGTAAATTTTTTAAGCATAAAATTTAAATTTTAAGTTATTTATTCTCGAAACAACTATTCAAACTCTTGAAATCGAATAAAGTGCCATTATCAGCGGCTTTAGACGTTACTTCATCGTTACCATTTTCTCCGTCATTCTTTTCTTGAGTGTCAACAGACGGCTCATTCTTTCCGGTAGTATCTTCAGAAGTGCTTTGTAGAATAGTATTCGAACGATATACTTTTCCCCAACAATGGGGACATCTTACATAATTCATAAGATCCTGCAAACTCTTTTGAGTGAATTCTTTCTCCTCTGCCTTTACAGAATCAATAAGAGAAATTACTTGAGTTCTAATCTCTGGAGTGAGCTTCTCCATTTCTTCTCTTACGATGTCCTGCGTTATCCATCTCTGATAATCGGCAGCGTAATCTAATACCTGTTGCGCAAAGGTATGCTCCGTTTCTGCATCATAATCAAATTGATAACCACAATGAGGACATGAGACAACGGTACCACCGTTGAGGCTCTTTAGCAATAAACTTAATTCCATATCGTAACCTTTTAAACGTTCATCACTATATCCATGCTGCAAGAACGCTTTTCGGACGAAATCAACAGCTTCCTTTACTTGATCGGCAGTAGCTGATTTAATATTCACAAGGAATGTTTGAGGATTACTTCCCCAACTTGTCAATGTAGAATATTCCATCATACGCCATTCAAGCACTTTACAAGGATCAGTCAAATCCCTTTTGATAGCTTTTACTCCGATAGAGTGTTCAAGGGTTCTTCCATTCTCTGCAAACAGCTTATAATCAGCTAAGGTGTCACGACCAATCTGTTTTTCAAGATTCAACTGGCCAACCATAACTAAATTACCCTCTGTTTCCTTACCACTCAATGGAACCCCCAACAATTGATCCGGACGGTGATTCAAGAACCAACGCATACGACCAATATTTTCCTTTAAAGTCTTGTTGAATGATCCGGGCATGGATACGTCTTTCTGTGAGTCCTTCACACCGATACCGTTCACCGCGACGGTAACGATACCCTTCTCATCAACATCATTTGCCTTTGTCTTGTACTGAAGGCTTTTGATTTTCTCTTCCATTTTCAACTTCACTTTTTGTGTTAAGACTAAATATTTGTTTAACTATCTCTCGTTCCTGGTCCGACATTTCAAATAATGTTTTGTCGAACATAGGTTCTTCAAATTTACTTTCACCGATTTGCGCCCTCCAATCATTGTAAGTTATCAATCCACTAAGGAACTGGTCTTTGCACCGGCTATTGATATTGGTCTTTACCTCTTCGGCTTCTTTCAATCCCTCTTGCAGACAATCCACATCGGAGAAATCACAATCCAAATAATATCCGCTTGATTCAAGTCCTAAAAATTGAGTAAACTCACGACAGAACTGTTTCGCAAATGGAATGATAACAGAGCTATAAACACTCTTCTCTGCTGTAGATTGATTGCTAAAAGTAGACTGGTCTTTGCGAGGAACTAACACAGCAGGAATACCATAAGCACCTGAAATACTAATTGCATCAGCAAGTGTTTCCTCAAACGGTTGCAATTCTGCAATAGTGAGATTGGTACGTACAAAACTCAATGGAATATCAGACAGCCCATATGGTAACTGGTCCTTACCTACTCCGAACTTACCGAAATGTTGTTGCAAAATTTCTTTCTTCTCATTATCAGTCATGGCAATGGGCCCGGATTCATCTTGTTTCATATTGATAAGAAATCCTAAGCCACCTCGTTTTACATAAATTACATTACGGGCTTCATATACAGCAATAAGGTTCGATATCGGTTTCATTTGTGACATAAGACGGCTTTGAGATTTCATAAATCCAAATCCGGAATAATAACTCACACACCCGTCTCTATCATGCCATACCTGATAAGCAGGAATATTCATTGTGCTCAAAGCGCCATAATTTAAACGATAACCTCTAATAATATCTTCTTGATCAGCTATACCAAACAATGGAATATTACTACCTAAAACAGGCAAGACTTCCATTGCATCAGCAGGAAGTACCCAGTAGTTAGAGCAATAACGCCATTTTTCTACATCAGTAAAACTATCAGACATTGCAGCACGTGTGAAACTATTGCCAAGACACAGTTTATATACGAAATGTTGATAGACATTTTGTTTCCATGTCATTAAACAATTAGGTCTAAGAAGTATCTGATTCAGATTCTTATTAGCCCAAACAACACTATCGTCCTTAACTTTCTTAAACTGAAAGTTAGCACTGGAAATACGAGAAGCGATGTAGTCAATTGGAAAAAAAACTTCCGGTACAGACTGAAAAAGCGTAAGAAAATTTTGAGAGCAAATATATGGAGAAGAAAATAACTCTTCAACAGTTATCTTTTTCCCTTCTGGAAGCTTCTTCTCTTCAACAGTCTCACTTACGACTTCTACATTAGTATCCTGTACAGTCTCTTCCTCTGACTTAGATTTTTTACGAAACCAACTCATTTATTTCTTATTTGAAACAAATGTAGGAATATGAATAATCGGTTTCTCAAAACACTAAAATCTTGAAAAATAAGAAATGTGTGAATTCAGTTATAACAAACTATATAACAACAAATTAAGCAGCAGATGATTCGGGAAACGATTTTATTATATGATATGCAAGACCGCTTAAAATAATGCTTGCACTTTTATTCTCACTATTTATGTTATAGTCCATCAGGTTAGTAATGAAATCACTGTAATCTTGAGATTCCTCTAACATCTTTGGTGATAGCAAAAAGTTATTTCTTATAAAATCAGAGGTAGCAGCTATTCGCTTATCCACGTCGGCAAACTCTTTCTTTACTCTTACTTCTGTATCTTTCACAAGTTCCCTCAACTCACGTACAGTCTGATAATAGGCAGATGAGCATTCAAAGAGACACGTATTAGCGTTGTGCTCTAAACATGCGGTCTTAATTTCCTCTATGGAAGATGTTTCTCTAAACAAGGCGTCAGTTAAATGCCACTTATCACCACAACGGGATGCCTGAACAAGAACAAACGTACCATCTACATTCGGCATGACATAAACAAGCCGCTGCGAGTAGACGTTTTGTGCTTCCGGATTAAAGAAACCAAGCATACCCTTACCACCATACAGATTCCTTTTTCGCCGGTTACTAAATTCAGTGTACTGCTCATTACACAAATCCACAACGACATATCGAAACGTATCAGACAGGTGCCCGTGCTCCTCATAAGTCTGCAAAGTAGTTTTATTCTTGACTTTTGTTTTGAGAATGGCACCGTTAGCATCCTTCTGTACACTCATGTAGTCCTCGATAGATACCGAACATGATTCGTCAATGTATATCTCTATGCCGGGAACAGTACAATCAAAGATAGCATTGATAAACTCACCGGTCATGGCAACACTCGGATTCTTATTGCCTACCTTATCTTCAATCTCGAATCCTTCTTTCTGCAATGTATCTATGAATAAATCCATCCAGGAACGTTTCTCGTCATCGAAACTATTAGCGGATTTCGTTGAGGCGTCACCGTGTATGCATAGTTTATCTGAATATTGAATGGATTTCAGATACTTTGCTACAAGCTTAGAAGATTTCTTCACTGTGTTGTTCGGGCTTTCGGCACATGTCTCATGGAACTGCCAAACCTTGGTACCGGTAGTGAAATCTACTTGCCAATATGATACACTGATATATGGCAGTACGTTATTATCTACTGATATATGAATAGGCAGATCCGGGACATATTTATGTTCACCGGAATGTTTACCACGGTTGAAAGAACCGAAAAACTCGCTACCAGTACGAATAACACCCCACTCTCCCAATGCGTACACATTATAGTAATCCGGATCATTAATACGGTCTTTTTCAAAATCGGCAACACATTGTTCATCATAGTAACCGTATGTTCCATCAGGAGAACCAACTACCCAAAAGTTATTTAAGTATGTAGACTGGATCAACACTGTATCACTTGGATGCTCTACGATCTTCTTTGTACGGACATTCATTACCTGTTTGGGTTCATTCATCCGGAGCGACTTCACCTCTGTTAGCTCACTGGGAATCTTCTTCCCTCCCAGTATAACTTCCATAGGAACATCATGAAATTTATCCTTATCAAAGATTTCCTTTTTTATCCAATGTGTAATCTTGATCGGATTGAAAGAGCAAATGATCTGCTGACCATGTTTACCACGCAAACGTTTTCTGATCTGTTTAAAGTCACCATGTTCAAAATCAGAGAACTCTTCCAGGAACACACGTTTATAATTTTCCAGACCTTTGATCTTCTCTGAATCATCTAAACCGGAGAAGGTTATCTTAGCACCATTAAGCAAACAGATAATACGTCTTTCTTTGAAATCAAATAAATCGTAAACATTCAAAGTCTTTGCAGCTTCCTTGAAAGCTTCATATATAGAATCCTTTAGAGCAGAACCGACCTTACGAAACACTTTGGTATTTTCCCCGTCCTGCAATGTCATAATCAGTATGGACTGGGCAACACTAAATGATTTAGCAGACGATGAACCACCATATAAGATGATGAAACGTAATGTAGCATCCTGTAGATACTTCAACAGGTGAAACGCATTTGGATTTAGCTTTTTATAGTTTACGATCATTTTGTTCTAAAAGTAAGGTTTCTCCGTAGGATAAAGACCGAATTTCCCAATTCAAATTGTTCTATTCTTCCGAATTTCCATTTTCATCAAAGCCAATACGAATTTCACCGATTTTATTTCCCTCACCACCTTTGATGTTAACATTCTTATCTGCTTCCCATCCATTCCAAGCACCTAATATCCGGGCCGCTTCTGTCTTGCCGTTGAACTCATAGGTAACTTCTCCTCTCTTATTCTGTATCTTCTTCAATGCGTTACGGGCACGTTTTGGAAGTTGGGAAGGAGTTCTCATTTTGGTTTTCCCGGTTGCAGGGTCAACAAAATGAAGATCATCGGGATTGGCAAGCACTATATCCATTAACACCCTCTCAACAGTTTTCCTCTCTACTTCAGACTCTTTCGCTCTCTGTTGCTTAATCTCATTTATCCTTGCACTAACCTTGCTATTTGCTAATAGTCTACTGGCAGCGCTCCAAATCGTTTCAGGCTTCATGTTGGAAGTATTATAAGACATTCTATATGCTTCACTTGCATTACCTTCTGTATCAACGTAATATTTACAGAATTTCTCTTGCTTAAATGTTAATGGTTCCTCTCGCTTTCCCATATCAATTATTGTTTATTCCTATGAGAAAAAGAAGCTGCTCTCTATCTTTTAAAAGCTCATAGGTGGCAAGTAATGTACTGCCGGTTGTTAATATGTCATCGTACACTATTATCTTCTTTTCCTTTATCGGACGAAGAAGAAAGAATTCCGGATTCAATCTATCTTTAGTCAGGCATTGAATTGCATTCTCATAGAATGGTATTTTCACCGCCCCAGCTATTTTCGTGCAGATAGAGGTTGCAAAATGAAAGCCCTCGTAGTGTCTCCGTCGCGGTGTGGTGACTATACACCATCCTTCACATCCCCCTACAAGAAAGCGGTAGAGAAACTCACACGCTCTCTCTGCAAAGAATGATGCGAGTTCCTCCGACTGTTTGATTTCTGAAAAACTGGTACCAGTCTTGGAACGGGTGAACTGGGAGATGTAATAGATATCACCCTTTTTATGAAGTGATACCTTTTCTTTCAGATCACATAACCGTTCCTGATGAGACCAGCTCTTACATTTCACCGCTTCCGGCTTATCCCAGTCATCAATACGATATATCTTTCCCTTTCCTTTCATCAAAGATCTTCTTTACTCCGTCCTCGACAGATGTGTAAGACAAAGGTACTAAATAGATATCCCGGTTCACCGACTGCTCCAAATTGTCAAAATCCCGTTTTTCATTAATCAGCTCAATTTCAAGCGATTTGTAGTATTTCACTAAAGTAGCAAAATACATTGTAGTCACCGGTTGCACATTGCAGATGTTGATTAGCTGACGGTTACAACCTATTGCATAGATAAGGCCTTCGACAACATCATCCATATAAGTAAAGCACCGGATATTCTGACCGCAATTGTATAATGACACCTTTTCCTCATTAAGCAGGAACCAGAGAAGAGTTCTTTCACGTGGGTTTGGTGAATATACATTATGCAATCGGCATCCGGTAGCAGTCTTACAATAGACAGATGCGTACTGCTCGTCGAAGTACTTACTTATTCCATACATGGAAGTAGTGTTCACAGGATTCGCTGTTGACGAGCTGGCGTACACCAACTTCACCCGGTATAGGTTACAGGCATTGGCAACACTCATAAAGGTATCAATATTATCTTTCCGGATCTGCTCCAAATTTTCATTGAAAACACTTGTTTGTGCTGCAAGGTGAAATACACAGTCGATATCACCTTTTTTCAAAAGTTCATGAACATTTGATGCTTCAGTTCCGTTCTTTCGGTCAATACCAATGACTTCAACACCTCTTTTTGACAATTCCCGGCAAAGAGCTTTACCAATAAAACCCTCGCTACCAGTTACAATTATTTTCTTCATCATCACAAAAAATAAAGGGCGCATCTTAAAAAGACGCACCCAGGTTCAACATTAAATTAAAGAATTAGCTATATTTGCGGCAGATACCAAATAGGTATCATTGTGACGTTCAGTCTCTCTTTTGTGGAAAGCGGCAATTTTCAACAAGTAAGGAGTTAGATTGAACGGTGTTCGCGTTTTGTATTATCACAAATATGCGTGCCCGTTTAATATCTATGCTTCCTTACTGGGTTGTTTGCCGCACCTCTGCAAAGGCATGTTATTGAATTGGGCACGTTTTTATTTAAACAATACAAAACATGAGTAACTTTAGAACTTTCAGAGATTTCTTCCATTTCAATAAGGAAGTAGTATACTTAATTACAACGGGGTATATAGTACTAATCTTTATCATCGTAGTATTGAGTATGGTAATCAGAGAACAGAATCAAACTATTAGATTCTTGCAAAACGGGATACTCAATAAATATCCTGAATCACACATTATTCATAAGCCTCACCGCATACATGGACTGTTAGACTGCGAATACAGAATGATAATGAACTCAAAGATTAATCACAGGTAAGCTATGTAGATACTACTTCCCATTCACTTTCCATGATCACATAACCACATTTATTACAACTATGTAAATACGTAGGATATGGAGCTGTCGTGTAATCTTCAATAGCGATTTCATGGCTGCCACACTCCGGGCATTCGATTGTTACTTCCTTCAGTCCATCAAAATCCCAGAAAGAAAGTTTTCCCTTTGCAGGTATGGGTTCCGAAAATAATACAGGATTGGAAAGCACCCAATTATATACCCCTTTTTCCGCCCATATAGACGGATGATTAACAACACAATCAACTATCATCACACTACCGATAATAGCAGAATTGACAATACTATCACCACATATAAGCTCACGTTGAAACCCCATAGAAAACCGGTCCCATTGAGCTTTTGTAAATACACTATTAGGATTTACCATTTCTATCGGTACTGCGCTTGCATGGATTAGTACACGTTTTCCTATGTACTTCTTAGGGCATGGCCATGTACGATTCTCAATATCTTTCACTCCGGAACATATCAAATAAGCCCACGGCTGCTTTACTGAAATAGTTTTCATCTGCGTTTTTTTAATTTATTGAATTGTTCTATAAATACACTCAACTATCAGTACTAAAAAAGTTATGACAAAAAGAGATTTCCAATACTTAATCTTTCTTTCATGCTTATTTTTACATAGATTCCATTCATATTCTACAACTGATTTACAATCATCTTTGTAGTGTTCAAAATGTTTGTTAATGTAATGGGTAATATCATCTACAATGGTATGCTTAACCTCTTCAGATACAGATTCCGGCCAACCACGTTCATCGTAATTCAATTCGGTAATAACCTGTTGTCTTATTACTTTTTCCACACCATTTATACGGAAGCGCATTGATATTCCACTCGACTTGACATGACGCAAGAACATCTCTTTGGCAAGTTTCTCAACCTCTTCCTCTTTCAGCTTGGCTATTGCGTCAATCCGATTGAATTCTTCTTCATCAACGATGATAATAGGATTCTCCGGCTTCATTCTATGTATTTCCATAATATCCTTTCTATTTGTTTTAAAGGGTAGAGCTATTAGTTAATAGCATCATATAATTCTTGTATTACATAGAAATCGGATAAATCGTCATCACATATTTCCAATGCCGTACTGGCTTTATAACTCAAATTTCCCAATACCGTTTCTTCGGATAATTTGCTTTCGCCTAATATATGACTGTTTAATTCATCAGAGAAATATTCAATCAAATCAATCGTAAACTGCTTGACAGTTCCTGTTTGATTATATTTTTCATCAATTTGGGCTACACATTCTAATGCTTCTTTTATATTCTTCATATTCTTTCCTTTCTATATTCTTTGCTATTAATCATTTGACATATCTATTCTCCTTGCACCATTGCAGCATATCATAGGCTGCAATACATAAATCATCACTAATTGATTCATGCTCCGGTACATCTGGGAAAATTGTATTCGGAGCATATAGAACACTCCATTTCTCTTGTATTACAAGATTGGTACTAATAACCAATTTATACTCGATTTTATTAACTTTAATGGAGCGAGGTAAAGCATTGAGTACACTTTCTAAATCCATTATTTACCTCCTTTCGATTTGTTTTAGATAATAATTGCATTTAAATCCGCGTCTTGGAGAAAAGTCAGCAAAATCACAAGATTTAAATATCTGATGCTTGTTAGCCCATTGTGCAATATCCTTTTCATATAAAGTCGGTTTGCGATCATTATTAAAATCCCGGTATGGTTGTACAAACGGAGAAATCCCTAATTCCTTAAGCCTGTTTAGACGATATATATCCTGCTCAATGGTTGAGTTAAAGCCTATCAGAACATAACAAGACAAATTACGAGGCTTGATATATTTTATCACTTCTTTCAACTTGTCTGTAAGATCAATTTCCGGCAAATCCCAAGCAATATGGATTCTTCTTTTTAATTTCAATTTGCTTAAATAGAATGCTTGTTCCTCGTTCATAATACGTACATCGACACCATGTAAATTGACCATCTGATTTTTCTTCTGCAGATAATTAATGGCATCTTTCCATTCGGGATTTGCAAAGAAATTATTATCTAACACCTCGATCCATTCTCCTTTAGGGTTCAACTCAACCGGTTCTACTGCCCGGATATATCCCTCCTTCTCGCGGACGAGACAAAAAGAACATTTACGGATGCAGCCACGTGAGAAAAACTGAAGAGAAAAGTTATATTGGGGATAAATAGAATAGTCCATTAGAATACTATTCTCTATTTCAAATGGTAACTTCTTCTGGATATCATAGCCGGTACCACCTTTTTCAATCTCATCTGCCTGTAATGTAAGATAATTAAAGTCTGAAGTGAAAGTAAATACTTTACTTGCTAAAACCTTATCATATCCATTGAAAGGAGTAGCCCATTCCACTTGATCACCTCTCGCCTTATGATATGCAGACGCACGCATAAGAGCAAAGTTAGGGAAATGATGGCCATCCACATCTAAAATACCAATGTTCATTATTATTTTGTTCTTTACTATTATGCTTTATATTAATCTCTTGCTTCAGCCATTTTTCGACCTTTTGCAGTTGCCGAATAGAGATTTGGCTTATCACCACTGAAACATTTAGTTTTTATCCATTCATTCCGCTCTGCTTCCCGGATATAGAAAGATATTCCATATTCAGATGTATGTTTTAACCAATCCAACTTTTTGATTTGTTCAAATGTCATAGGACCGCCATAAACAAGTGATGCTGTCAACATCTGAACACTTTCTTTCAATGAATATTCACTCATATTTTTGTTGTAATTAAAAAATAATCTCTGTAAATTCATATGAACTAAGTGCATTTTCCAAACTATCGAAAGAGTCAAATTCTCTTTTAATGCGTCCAAACTGATATGAATACACTTCTTCACCTCGTTTACGCTCCATGCTAATAATATATCTGAAACCATCTTCCCGTATAACTGTAACAGGATAACCTTCTGTTATATTATCAATTATCTTTTGTTCGTTTAAAATCACTTTATTCATAGTTCTATTTGTTATTGACATGTTTGACTTTTAATTCTTTGCATCTATAAAGGTAATCGTTATTGACAAGTTTAACAAACAGAAACTTCGCCATTTTAGCGCCATTTTCATTCGGTCTTTTTCTTCAACAATTCAATTACAATTCTTTCCCCTTCTTTCATTCCATCAATGTACCCTTTTGCACGTTCACCGGCATTATATACTATAAAAGAGAGGATCAACAGAAACAGTCCGAGCGAACGATGCCAGTACGGAAGCTGAACTGTAAACGGTTTGATTGTTATAGACAAATGCCCTACATATAGCAGGAACACAAGCAAAATCACACATGAAATAATTGTTGTTTTCATATTAATCTGTAAATAAATTAAGTTGAGTTGTAAACTCGGGTTTATAAATTCTAAATTTACGCTTAAAGAAAGTCTCAAAGGCTGTTACAATTTCAGAGATGGTATTATCAGTAATGCCTAATAATTTATCATCGGCAACTATAAGAGACAAAGCCTTGTCAAGAGTCATTTTCTTCTCAATACACAGGGAATACACCAAATATCTACGGGTATATTCCCCAGCCTTGAGTGACTCAACTTCTTCAGGAGTGGCCTTTCTCTTATACAATACTTTATACCAATGTGTTTCAGCAGTACGAGCACGTTTTTGTCTCGGTAACAAGTCATAAAACACGGCAATTTCACTCTTTTGGATACACTTATGTTTTTTGCGAACACCATACATCACATAAGGAGTGTTCCAATCTGGATGAGTCTTTCGATATTCAAGCTCCAGCTCTCTATCAATAAGATCCTGCTCAAAATCTTGTTTCATTAACCATTCTTTAAACCAAGCAGCAAGTGCTTCCTCTCGATCATAATAATCTTTTCCATTTATACATAAGGGTATCATAATAACTATTTTTGTTGCATTTCACGTTTAAATCTTTCCTCTAAATCAAAAATGGTTTCTCCACTATTACGCCGATAAGGCCTATCAGTGTTTAGCTGAAGTTCTTTTAGCTTTTTCCAATACCATGGAAGGTACAAATACATATTCTTCAACTCCTTCAAGTTCTTATTTCCACAACACCAGCAACTCACACGATCAAGCAGTTCATATAGCCTTACTCCATCCTCATGCCAAACAAAGCCTTTTGTGTAACAGTACTGGAGTGCATCTGCTTCTGTAACACCCCAGTCACGAAGTGGTAAAACCCGATTAGGCCGATTTTCTTTTTCAAAGCGATGCGTCTCATCGGCAGCAATTCCGACATAATCAATTCCATCTTTTGTGTGATCTTTCAACGCACGAAGTTTTTCACTCGTTCCCCACCGGCATGTTCCCCCACACCAACTATATCCTTTTTTATGGATAATATTGGTCCCTCTTTTCTTAACCGGTCTCTCAAACATAGTCCAAAGAAAAGGTTGCTCCGGATGCAGTTCTGTATATTTAATGCCATGTTTTTTAAGAATTGGGAGAACAGCGTTGCGAGTATTATAAATTGCCCGAAACTCCATACCAGTATCATAGAAAACGACCTCATCCAACTGATACCCCTTTTCTATTAGCATAAAAAGCATTGCCAAAGAATCCTTACCAAAACTAACTGAAGCATAATATTTCATACAAGAAATTTATTATTAGGTAAGTACTTTTTTTTGCTTTGCCCTCTCGCTATTAACCTGTGACATACACATACGGCACCATGACGACAAACACCGGTATTTCTTTCCATGCGAAGTAATCGTATTTACGTAAAACCGATTGAGATAGAAATAATGCCCGCAATGGGTACATTTTTTCATCTCTCTACCACCTGCATCAAACTTTCTATTTCGAGGTTTACGACGAATAAGAGTACATCCCTTACAATAATTATCTTCACCACGATATCGCCGACAATGAGAGAGGGATTTCACACCACATTTCGCAAAGGCCACGCAGTCAACACGTACAGATGAATGTGCACTCATAACTTTCTCTCCTTAACAAACTTAGTTAGTACACGGGAAATAACTTCTGTATTTTCAAACATAAGCCATTCCTTTGCCACATTCCAAGCAATGCTCATAAATGGATTGAAGTTATCTTTTTTAACCGTATGGTGAGATAAACGCCCCTCTGTGGGCTTCAAACCTTTATCGTGCAGAATACAAAGACCATTCTCGAAGAAAGCACAATACTCTTTGCCTACAACGGGCTGAATCATAGGTATAATCGAAGTGGTAACACCTAATAACATTCCGGCAGCCCATTGAGTTAAAGCTAATCTATCAGAATATCCGGCATCAATAATCTTCTCAATATCATCTGGGGTTCCTAAACATGGTGTATTACATTGCTGTTTACAAATACTACATGAACATTGTACAGGCACACGACCTGAAGCCCTCATTACCCTTTGTAATGAGGTTTCTCTTGATAATTCTCCCATAACTGTATTGTTTGAGGTAGTTCAAAGACTATTAAATATCTCCCCACAGCTTTACTGCAAGGTCATAATTCTTTTGAGCTTCGTTTACATCTTTCTTAGCATAAGTTAAAGTGTAAGAGTGCATACGTGGATACTTCCCAGATTTAACACCTTCATGATACTCTTTTGCGACCTCTAATTTATGTTCATAGAAATCTATGCTTTCAGGCATTGACAAATTTATGGTATTAGCTCTTTTATCCCAATATTCTGCTTTACTTTCGTGTTCTGCTGCTTTTTCGTCAAACTGAACACTTTTACCCATATTGTTCCAAGCATCGTCTATCGCTTTTCTATGTCGCTTTTCGCTATGATGTCCTACTTTTATAGGTTCACCAAGGGAAAGAAAATCTTTATCTTTGTTGGACTTATTATAGTATTCATTACTTCTCTGTACAGCAGATGCAGCCCACTCCCTGCGACGTTCTGCTCGTCGCTTCGCCCATTCTTGAGCATTAAAGCCGTCAGCTCTAACAATGGAGTAATAGTAAAATCCATCTTTTTCGAAGATTAAATTAAATACTATACTTTCGTTCTCCTTACCGTACTTAGTAGTGACTTCGATAGTTTCACCTTTTTCGTGTTTCTCATCACACTTTGCCAAGAATACATTTGGCGCAAATTTGTAATACGTATTCATTTTCTCTTAAATTAAATTGGTTTGACTTATATAAACGATGAAACCACGACCAAGTAGCTGTGGTCTCATCATTAAATTACTTCGGTTAATCGGTAGATATCAAATCATCGAACAAGCCAGGAACACGAGGCTGTAATGCTTTGTACTCTTCTCTGAAGAATTCTTCTTTGGTCCTCCCTTGTTTCTTCCCCTTTCTAGTATGCACATCGAATGTATAAGCTGGAATAGGAATAGGATAACGCCTAACTTCATCTATCCATTTTTCTATGTCAACATCTCTTCTGTCATAAATGAAGTTCTGCAAATGATCTGCATCCCGGTTCTTCCTACATTCACAAAGAAGAATAACCGCCTTGCTGACAAATATCCGCCCCTTTGGTTCGGTAGCATTCTTATTTACAAGCTCATGACCTTGCCACAATGCTTCTATTTCTTTCGTAATGATACCGAAACAATCTTCTGCACTAATGGTATATAGACGCTTCCACACATAGTCGCGGTATCCACTCGCCCATAATTCCAAGGCAAAAAAGCCGGCTACCCCGGTATCGGCTCGCCGGATCGCTTTTTGCATTGCAGAACTCACCTCAAAGAAATCATATCCGCAAACTGTTCTAATTATCATAATTCTAATTTAATGGTTTGACTTTTAATTGATTACATCAGTAAATTTAGCTAAAAAAGACGGATATAGCAAACAGAATGAACGCCATTTAAACGCCTTTTTTACAGACTATTAGAACTTGAATTTGCAGGATATGTTATACTGTACAAGCTGCTTCGTCTTATCCTTTCCATTATTCGTCGCACTCTTGAGCTGGATACTATCCCCGAAGTTCTTTTTGATGAAAAGAATAGATTTGCGCTCTTCTTCCTGATTCCTGATCGAAGCAAGCCCACCAGCGTTCACAAATGTGCTCTTTTGCTCAAAATTATAACGCAGATCGGTTAAAATCTTACGCTCTTTGTACTTCATATAACAGGAAATCCAAAAATCTTCTTTCAAACGTATCTCTTCATTCCACCAAGTATTCTTGTTATAGATTACTCCATAACTGCAACCGGTTATCATTTTAGAGAGAGAAAGAAAGCCAGTTTCGTCGTACATCACAGGTGATATTCGAGAAGTGAAGCCGAAAAGATGAACATCCATCATACCAGCCATCTCAAATAATGACTGAATGATATTAGTAATTCTATCCTTGTCTTTCACCCGACAGGGTTCACCTTTTTCTGCATAGATCGCTTTACAGGCATGAACATCATCATCGAGCATGAAGAGCTCACCAAAATGTTTCGCCATCCAATTACGTTTAGGGATGAGGCCGATTACATCGTCCGGATGAGTTACTATTTCACACTCCGGATTAAACTGCTGGTACAAGTCAGCTTGACTTTCAGCAACGCAAATGATGGGATCGTTCACCAACTTTTTAGCGAACACCCGGTCATGTCGCTTATGACTTGGTATTACTATTTTGCAGGGCATGGCGAACGTCTTTTATATCAATT